GTATAACTTAAACCAATCAATATCGTTCCGATGTTCTGTGCTATCTTTGTACGGACCATTTTGTTTTATTTCGCTGTAGTATCTACTACTAAATTTAGGATGACAGTAACCGCATTTAAAGTTACATTCATTACTAAAATTAACTTCAATGTATTCAGGATTTATATCATAATCCCAAGGATTATTTTTTATTTCTTCAATACGTTCTGGTGTATAAATGCTCGTTGTCTTTATATGTCTATCACTAACATAGTCTTTACCCATACACTCAATATTCCAACAGTACTGACATCCTGCAGGCTTTTGACCGTTGAGCATAGCAAGTCGTTCTTGTTTCTTTTGCGGAGTATTGTGTAGTTGACTGGGATTTTGTTCAAGACCTTCTAACGGAATTTTGTGAGGAGCAGGATGATAACAACTATGTGTTTCTCCAGTTTGTAAATAGATCGTTACATGATGCCATTTAGCCAAACAAAAAGTAGGCGAAGTGTCCTTTTCAACACCCGGCATTATTTCTTTGATTCTAATTAGTTCGTTGTTCATCTCTTTTTAATAATCCTTGGAGTATTATGATAAACACTTTTAAAAAACTTACTACCTAGTGCATCTACATCAGCAATTTCTAAGTTTAGTTCTGATCGTATATTGTTACCATATCGAAACAGCTCTGAAGCAACATCTAAATCAGCAACTTTTTCATCTTTCCAATAATCTGTTAGATACTTAAAGTCACGTACATTTGTGTAATCCCAATCTGTACACATAGTCATATAGCAACCCATTCTTGCACCTAACATACTCCAATTGCCGTTTTCTACATCAGCGCCTATACTACACCAAATACGCAATCGATCTAAATTTTGCCACCAAATGTTTTTTACATCAACATGTTTTGCACCTTCATTAAGGCTCATTTTAACACCTTCACGAAACCCTGCTCTCCATGCTTGAAAAGGCGAAGCATTTGTGTAACTTATACTATAACTGTCATTGAACTGATAATACCTTTCATCAAAACAAAATTCTACTAGTCCTTTAGTATCGTCAGCATTACTATTTTCATGAGTTTTCATATTGTTTACGAACTTACGTGTCCACAATTTTAATCCACCGTTGCCGTACTGTAGTCCATTTACATGGACATTGCCGCACCAGCTAAACACATGATCTGGCGTTAGTCCTAGTTGTTCAATATCAATTTCTTGTTGTAAGAATTCTGTATCGATAATATTGTCACCGTCGATAGTAACAAAATACTCTGTTTCACTTACATCAGCACAGGCTTTGTGTGCGGCATCTGATCCGTCTACTCCGTGTACACGTTTGGCCCACGGTAGTTTACTACACAAGTCAGCATAGTTTTTTTCAGCATTAGGTTCATCGTAGGACAAAAAAACTATGTCCTGATCGATAATTTTAATTTTATCCATTAACAACCTCACATGAATACTTTTGGAACTTTCTATTAGTATATACACTATATTTGTCAATTTCAAACTGACTCTGGCTGTTTATTGTAATAGAATTTTCTAATAATTGTTGTACTGTTGTTGTAAAGTATTCATGGAGGATATTTGGATTGTTTTTTTGTGTAACACTAAATTGTAGTGCTTGATTAATACGTTCTTTTTTGCTTTCGAGATCTTTTTTTGCACTATCGGATAGTGCAACTTTCCACATATTAGATTGTGTTAGAAAACTTACAGTTATCTGAGCATTGTCTTGTTGTTTAATTTTATAAACATTGTCATTTACATCAATTTCAAGTTTTTTATATTTGTCTACTATAATGTATGACGAAGTCCTAATATCATATACTACTTTATGTCTAGTAACATTCTTTGTTCCGTCTAAGTACGGTCGTGCATCTTGAGTATCAATTATAAAATTAGTTTCTATGTCTTGTTCTACATTTGACACTGAAAGAATATTTCCTGTATCTTTATCAAAGTACACCCTATATACTATTTCGAATTTTGGTGTTTCTAGAATTATCATATATCTAATCTCGTTTCTAATATTTCTATGATATCGTCTGTTAAAAAATTATCTTCAGTATAATGAAATATGCCAGACTGTTTATGATTACCTATATACAACTCTGCATCAGTTGTAAAATATGTGCCGACTTTTGTTTGCCAACTTTCCCTTATTTCGTCCCAACCTTGTATGTTTGCTTTCATATGTGTAAAACTAGGCACTGATACATTTTCATTAGTAATCTTTGATTTACAATCTAACAAATCAATTGTCATTGCAGCTGTTAAGTCCATACTTGCAAAATTTTGTATTGGTTTATCTCTACCTAGTTTGTAAAATTCTTTCCAATTGTTAGTAATTTTATCTAACCATGTATAAAATTCTAATGCAAAATCACTTTTCTTAAAATAGTGCAATCCCATGTATGTGTTTGGTAAGTTATACTTGTTAAAATTCTTTCGATAAAAAGTATCTTTAATCTTATTACCTCTGTAATCAAATACTGTTGATGTAATATACATATCATAACTTTGTAAAAAATTATACCATGTTGTAATATCCTCTAGTACTAACATATCCGTATCAAGAACTATTGCATCATCATACGGTGAAATAAAATATGTCTTCCATCGATTGTGTATCTTCCAATCATATTTGTTTGCAAGGTCACCCCAAGGTATTTCTATTACATTATCAAATAATGTTTTGTAACGTTCTGGAATTATATCGTCAGTAAGTATACTAATATTACTATTAGGCGTTGTTGCGTGAATACTCATTGCCAATGCACATGCTTGTTTTACATAATCAACATCTTGTGTATTTTGAGCTACTAAGATAAAATTAGGCACTTAAATTATCCTCTAATGTATACTTGTTCATTACATGCACACTGTTACCTTGAAATTTACAAGGGCTATATTTGTCTAGTGAGCCTTTACATTGTATCAGAAAGATAAACTTGTCTCCTTTTATAGAATGTAATATATCTCTATCTGCTGTAAAAAATAATTTGCCGGGCATTTTTTTTGCAAAATCCCCTTGCTTGAATCCGTTCATTATATGGATTGCAATACTAAATGCAAAGTCGTTTCGATATGTTGTTGATTGAATGTTGTATACTTTTCTATAGTGTGTATAGTATTCCTGTATATGTTTTATTAAATCAAAAAAGCGTTTGTTTATCTCTGTCTTTCTAAAAAATACACACGTTGCCCAATAAAAATCTATACTTGTTTCACTTATAACTTTGAATTCATTAGTTTCCCTATTGCCGGCAATATCTACAGCATCCTTATATATTAAAAAATCATATGTACTATTAAAACAATTTTTGAATACATCATCTGCTATTACATAGTCACTGTCTAGCATAAGTGTTTCGTCATATGGAGATAAGTCGTAAGCAAAAGGTCGCTTGTCGTTTTTAAATTCTAGTACAGTACTTTGTTCTGCACCGTTATAGTATTTCTTTTTGGATGATGCTGTAATAATATCACTAATAATAATGTTATCAAACCAACCTTTGTATCTATCGCCTATGCTTTTTTCATCAGTTACAATACTAACTGGTAAGTTAAGATATTCTTTTGCTCGACCAGCAAGAAATGCTGCTTGTTTTACATAATCAATATCGGCATTATTATAAGCAAAAACAAGAATACCTTTAGTCATTAAATATCCCTTCAACCGAACGTTGTTTTTTAATTTTATTGTACTCGTTAAAAAACTTGTTTGATGCTGTTGCATACGTGTTTACTAAGTTGTTAGTAAATGTAGACAAGTCACTAACCATTGACGGTAACCCGTTGTCGTCGATTAACACAATTTGATCTTGTTCTAATGATATTAAACTTTGACAAAAACTAATTAGTTCTTTACTAGATGTAAATTGACATCCGTTTTCGTAATGAATCAGGTCAGCATCATATTGCTGTTGTAGTAATTTCTTTTGTTGATTTATAGTATCAAGTAGTTTACTTGCTTCAAGTGCTTTTGCTAATTTGTCGTCCATCCATCATCTCCATAGGTATAGTATTAATTATACACTACTTAGAGACAAATGTCAAGAAAAAGACCAAGTCCAAACAGTAGTTTTTTCTGTTTCTTGTATAGTTGGAGTGTAAGAGTCTGCAAGTGGATATTCTGTACATGAACGTCTAATCCAATTGTCATCTACTAATTCTTTATAAGTGACCATACGCTTACTGGTATATCCTCTTTCAATAAGGCCATTATTTAAACAAGTAAAATATTCTGGTTGATACAAGTAATCTCTTGATCCATTATATCTTATACTTAAAATTGCTGAAATCTCAAATAAATCATCATGTTTTGTACCAGTTATAATTGATACAGGTGTGTCGTCGATAGTAATTAAAAAATTAGTTACAAGCTGAGCATTTAAATTTTGTAGTGCTAAATTTAAAGGGTGTATTCGTGTTTCACCATGCAATTCTTGTAGTTTTGCATATTGATTATCCATTTCAGTATGCAAGTTATCTACAAATTCTTGTGGCAATTCGTAAACTTCATTGATAAAATATGTTGACATTATTCTATAGTCCTTACTCGTAAGTTCCATGTATTACCAACAGCCCACGGAGAGAGCTGACTTTGCCCGTTAACCATACCTTCAACATGGAGTTGTGCAATGCCGTCACGTGGTTCTAATTTAAATGTAGTATTTGTTCCATCAAAAGTTCTTAATGTTTGTGCTGTTTTTATCCACGTATTTTCATACTCAGTGTTTTGCCAAGCATCTACACTGTGCAATAATTCAGCAGGCATATTGCCTGAGAATGTAACCATCAATGTGACAACGTTGCCAGCGCCGCCGACGAGAATTGAACCCGACGATATACTAGCTCTAACTAAAGTATGAGATCCAGTAGTTGTTGAAAAGTTCTGTGTTATTGATCCTACTGGAAGGCTTGTAATGACGTTGTTGCCGACCCCGGTGGTAGTAATGCCAAATCCAAAAAATGGTGCTGCTATTAAGCCTATTTGTCCTTGAGCTACGTATTCTGTAAACTGTTTTGCTGTTCCTGAACGATATCTTTTTACTACTACTAATCCTGGTTGACCTTGTCCGCCCATTGCAGGAGATGTATATCTTGAAACATTGCCGCCGCCGCCGGCGCCAGGTCCTATTCCATTAGTGCTTATATTAGGATAAGATTGACTATTAAACTGGGAAGCAAATCCGCCTTGGAATTCTATTTTTCCTATTAGATCCTGTAGTACTGTCGGAATAGATTGTTTTTGGCCTGCTTTTACACTATCAGTTGTAGTATTATCTGTCACCGCGCCGTTTGAAGAAAGTACTACATTGTCTGGTCTATTTGCAATTACAGAACCAATAAATGGCACGCCGCCTGTACTAGCACGTAATGTATTAAAGCCTGCTGTTGGACCTAATGTAGCTGTACCTGAATAATTAATACTACCGCCAGAACCAACGCCACCTGTCGCACTACTACCTGTTGGGTTTGCTTGGTTGCCGCCTGTAGCATATTGCGCTCCTCGTTGTATTTTTATACCATAGTATTGCGCTGTTATTGGTTCCTGCCCACTACCAATATTGAAGACGCTCTGGCTACTGCCGGCTTGATAGGTAACACCATTAAATGTATGAGTTGCGCCATTGAATGGAGTACCTGCGTTTTGGCCTGAAGCATCTTTAATAACTTGTCCATTCCACACCCAAATTGCTCTTCCAATTTGCCAATAGACAAAAAATTGCTCTTCAGCGGTATGACTGTATCTTTCTGGCCCATATCCAGAAACTCCAAATGACGATTCGTCGCCATTTCTACCTCTGTTAAAGTCATTTGCTGTAGATGTTATTAATGATGAATCGCCGCCTTTACCAACTACTATAAGTGCTGTACTTGGAATATCGCCATCTGAATAAGTTTTAAAAGATGCGCCTCCGCCTCCGCCGCCTGCAGCTTCACCGTCGTTTGAAGTATCTGGTGAAGCAGCTCGGCCTGATGCGCCGCCTGCTATAACTATTACATCTATTTTATTATCATCTGCTGCTTTTGACCATGTATACTGTGTGGTGCCACCAGCCCATCTTCTATTTTCTGTAACATTTTGTAACAAAGGTGTAGAAGTGCCAGTGCTAGTAACTTGTGTCTTTGTTATATTTCTACCTTCAGGAGCAAATACAAATTCACCACCGTTACCGGGTGTATTTACGTCTCGTACTGGATAGTATTCCATTGCATAAAAGTTATAAGATGTCGGTGGTACAGTTGTATCAACAATAGATGTTGATGTATTAGCAAGTACAGTTCCTGCACTTGATCCTTGTCTAAGCGATACTGATATAGTTTCATTATCTCCTACAACAGCATCATTGGCTGCTGTAAGTGTAAACGTTCCGTTACCTCCTGAAACTGTTAATGGTCCTGCTGACGAAGTCATTACTCCTGTTGGTACAACACTATAATAATAACTACCATCAGGTGCATCTGTTATTGAAACATTATAGGTACCATTGCTTCCTTCACTTATACTACTAGGACCTGATATACTATATGATGCAACCGCTGGTGGCGGTGCTGGTTCTACACTTGTATCGTTAATTCCAATTGACGATGATAAGCCAAAGGCTGGTACTGATAATGTCAAAGTTTCAGCACCATCTGTGAATGCATCATTAGCAAGTGTAATTGTAGCACTAGCTGTTCCATTTTGCATATTAAACTGTCCGCCCATGCCTTGACTATTAGCAAAGTCGCCTACACTAATTCCTAGTCCACCTAGAGTATAATCTATAAGTGTGCCGTTAGCAACAGGATTTACACTTAATGTAAATGTAACATCTTCACCTTCATCAATTGGTCCATTTGGAGTTCTTGAAAGGTTAGCTGACGTTTGTGTTGCTGCTCCGTCATCGAGTGAAGTAATAGTAGTAAACGATGGTGACGGTATACTTAATACAGTATCATGTCGAACACTAATAGTACTTGTAATATCATTTGTAACATATTCATCTACATCTGTTGGTCCGCTACTAAAATCGTTGTCTTGAAATTCTATTCTAAATCTAAGTACACTAGGTGTTGATGCATTACCTGCAGCTTCTTCCCATGCTGTAATTTGATATTTTATATCAGCGTATAATCCACTTCCGTTTTTTGTAAAAAGAGTAGCTTGGTTTGAAGAACTTGTTAGCGACCAGCTGGCATAATAGTTGCCAAAACTAGCAGAAGTGCCTGGACTTGATCCGTCACTTGTTACAGCATTTTTGCCAAAAGTAATTGTTCCCATATTTTCTAATATAGTATTCCAATTAGCATTTTTGCTATTAGCTGTTACAGCACCAATTAAATCAGCAGCAAATTTTATAGAGCCGCCGGTATTAAAAAAATATCTTCTTTCGTCTGCATTTACCCAAGTAACTTCTGCTTCATGTGTTATTTTAGTACCTGGCGAAGCATAGTCGCCACCACCCCACTGAGAAGTACGTGTATCAGATAATTTTTGTGTTACACTAAAATTAGTAGCATCATGTACATTTATATCTGCAACAATTTCGTCTGCAGCCGCTTCAAAATCTAAATATCCTTCTGCTAGATCTTCCTCAGCATTTGCACTTGTAGGTGCAAGTTTTGCTTGTCCTGATCCTGTACCTGGGCCTGTTGCTGTAAATTTTATTCCTACTTCGTTAGCAGAAGCACCTATTAATGTAAAGTCTGATGTATTATTTGGATCTACGTCTGTAGAAAGAATTTGATATTCAATGCCAATGGTAAGTGCTGTAATATCTATTGGTGTGTCGTTGCCTACGTCTGCTGCACTTGCGCCAACATTTTCGTCTGCATCTGGTGGTGCTATAGCACTTGTCCATGCTAGTGGATTTGCTTGGTGTGTTCTGGCTTTGACTAAATCTGCATAAAGATCAATCATGTCTTGTGCGGCAATAGTATCGCCTGAAGACTTTGCAGAACTTGTTAACGCACGACCATAGCCGTTTTGAGCACCATCGCCGGTGCCTAAAACATCATCTATTTTACTTTGTATTGTATTATAGTTTGCCGCGGTAACATTTGTTCCAACTACAGCCATTATGCTTTTCCTTTGTTATCTTATATTTACAGATTTGAATTAACGGTTAACGCCGGTTGTGATATTCCTAAAACTCCTGTTGCTGTTAAAAAAGATACAGTACTTGTTGTTACACCAGTTACATCTTCGTCTTCAGGTCCAGATGAACTTGCGCCGCCTGCATCATCTCCGATATCATTATCAGAAAAACTAATTAAAAATCTTATACTATTTGGTGCTGTTTCCCAAGCTGATATGCTATATTCGTTTTCAGCATATAGTCCTGCGCCACTTTTAGCAAATACTCCTACTGGATATGTTGCACTAGTTGCTGCCCATGCGTCATAATAATTACCTACATTAGTACCAATTCCAGGGTTACTGCCATCTGCTACTGTTGTATTTTTACCAAAAGTAATTGTTCCCATAGTGCCCAACATAGTTTGCCATATTTCATCTTTTGTTCCAGGCGGTGTAGTTGTTACATCTCCTGGTACACTAGTTCCGCCTGTCAAATTAGCATTAAATTTTATTACTCCGCCGGTATTAAAAAAGTAGCGTCTTTCGTCTGCATTTGCCCATGTTACTGTAACTGTATGTGTTATTTCTGAATTCCAACTAGATTGACGTTCATTGCTATCTCCAATTGATGTTGAAAATTGTCCCGCATCAAATGTATCTCTATTATTGCTAATATCAACAGCCGCTGATTCAAAATCAGCAAACCCTTCATTTAGGTCAGTAGTAGCATCAACCGATGTACCTCCTGCACCTACATCAGCTGCATAAACACCTACAATCTCTCCAGCACTTGGTGCACCAAGTCCGTCTGCTGATGACCATGTCGGCGGAGTTCCTGATTGATGTGTTCTAGCTTTTACTAAGTCATTGAATAATAATTGCATATCTGCTGCATATATAATATCGTTATCAGCTTTTGATGTGCTTTCTAGTGTTCTGCCATAGCCGTTTTCAGCGCCATCGCCAACACCTAGCACGTTACTAACTGTACTTCTTATCGAATTGTATACGGATGAGTTAACTAAGTCTGTTACCGCTGGCATAAAGGTTCTCCTAAAGTTTTAATATACACTCTACTAATTTTTCGTCTTCGTCCAAGTTGCTTTCAAGTGCTATTCCAACTAAAGGGTTTCCGTTAAAGTGAACGCTTGCTGTGCCTTCGGCATCTACAAATACTTTTTGTCCTTTTGATACTGGTCCAACTACTCTTACAGGAACACGCCCTTCAAGTGCTATAGCTTGACCATCTGCTTCTGCATTCATTAAGTATGCTGGCTTTTCTGATATAACTCCTACTGGATAGCTATCTAGTAAACATGGTGCAATTTCGTATTCGCCTGCTGGCGCAACGTACATTACTGTTCCTACTGGATGATCTTTTTCTACAGTGTATTTTTCTGCTAAGTCAGCAAACTGTGCTTGTGTTGCTACACCTTGGAATATGTCTGCAACTAACTTTGTATTTGCTCCGTCTTGCTCTCTAATAGCAATTGTGCCGCCTGTGTTTGACGCTGTAGCATATGTATATGCTGTGCCTGAGTTTCCAATTCTTAATTGGTTTGCATCGTCTGCTATACCTTTAAAAGATGTAGCATGTACTTCGTCCCACGCATTTCCTGTTTCGCCTAGTTTTAGATCAGTAGTTGCACTGCCTGGCATAATTCCTTCTGATGTAATTTTAACAGAATTTGTTAATACTCCAGAACTATTATTAACATCAAACTCAATTGCGTTTGAATTACCTGATGTATTTTTAATTAATCCTGTTGTTGCATCTGGACGCATTGTAAAGAACATATTACCATGTGTAACTAACCCTGCTGTTAGACTTAACTGACTAGTAAAAGATGCATTACTGTTTTGTACAAAATCTCCTGGTGTAAGTCCGCCGAATTTCTCAGCGTCTGTTGCTGTTCCATGGAATCTAAATGATGTACTTGTTACTCCGGATGCCGGTGTATCTCTTAGTGTAATACCCTGTTGAATATCACTAAATCCGTTTATCTCATTATCGGCGCCTGCGCCTAGTGTAAATGCTGTTGGGGATATAACAAATGTTACTGTATCGTTTACTGTTGCTGTAATAATACTTCTAGATATTCCTGACGGTGCTGAATTATCAAGTACTGTGCGACTAACCATTTGTGTTTGGCCTTCGCCTGCGTCTTGTGGTCCAATTAGGACAAAATTTGAACCATTATACACATACAGTTGTTCGTTTGCGCTATCCCACCAAAAATCTCCTTCTGCTAGACCAGCTGGTTGAGCAGCTGAAACTTCAGCACCCCCTACTGTTCTCCAGTTTTGATTTCCGTCTCTAAACTTCATTCTGTCTGATCCCGAATCAAACCATAATTGACCGCTTAGTGGTTTAGGTGGCTGATTAGCACCTGCAAAGTTTTCTAGCAAGAATAAGAAATTTTCGTTATGTATTTCTCCATATCCTGCATAATTTTTTCCTACAAATTTAATATCTGTAGTTTCGTCGAGTGTACCATCTTCCACTGTGGTTAATGGGCTCTTGTTAAATCTGTCTATTTGATACGCCATTTTTGTTTGTCCTATATAATCCTGTGTTCACACGTTGTATTTATACTAATTTGCAACCCACACACCATTAGTAATAATAAAGTTTCTTTGCCCTCTTGTAACGCTCAAAGTAAATGTAGGTGTTAAAGAGTTGGGTAAACTTATACCTTGCAAAACACTTACGGTGCCGCCGGCGGCTGCATTAACGTCAACTTCAGTAGTTGTTGTAGGTGTTGCAATATCAATTGCATCAGTTGATTGCCCCGATGCATAAAAGAATGTTGCAATCCTCGCTACTTTGCCGTTAGCAAATGTTGTTGCTGGATATAAGCCATTAAGTATAGTAATAAGTTCATCATTAACACTAACCATTCCTGTAATATCCATACCGAATATAATTGGATTAGTTTGTACTGTTTGATCAACATATACTTTATTTGCGGCTTCTGCATCTGCTGTAGGTGTTAATAGGTTAGTAATTTTACTACTACTAACATTAATATCACCGCCTACTGTAAATGTTAAGCCGGTTCCTGCTCCTGGTCTAGTTATTACACCTGCATTGGAAATGTTTACACTAGCTGTTCCGCCAGTACCAATATTAAGTGTTTCTAATACACCAAGATTTCTAATACTACTGTTTATAACACCAGAACCAATTGTGGTTGATGATAATACATCTGTATTATTAATTTTGTAATTTTTTGTATCTGCTAAATCTAAATGTTCGCTACTTGTCCAAGCATTTGAAACGTTAAGCCATTCAAAAGTTTTATCAGTAGTGCCCTTAACTGTAATGCCGCCTTGATCTGCTGTTAAGTTTGTAGGGTTATCTACTACAGCTACTTCAATATTTTTATCTGCTATTTGTAATGTTTCTGCTTCAGTTACAAAACTATCACCTTCCACTGTTAAATTACCAGTAATACGTGCATCACCTGTAACATCTAAATTATATTCTGGGTTTGTTTTAAATATACCAATTCTTCTAGTATTAGGTTTAATTACAAATGCATTAGTTTGGTCAAGTACATCATTTGCGCCTCTGACAACAATATTAAAACTATCGCCTGATCTTGTGTTTCTAATAGTAAAACCGTTATCCATAAACAGTCTTGTATCATCGTTAACACCAACTGATACGCCGCCGCTGTTTCTTATATTTAATTTTCCATTTAGTACTTGATCTGCATCATTCTTCATTAACTTTGATTCTGGAACAACCGTACCAGTTGAGCTAACTAAGTTTTCTGCAGATTCAGCAACACCTCTATATTTAAAGTCTACTTTGTCTACTAGGTTTACACCTTTAAAAATAGTTCCTGTAGCATTGCTTGATGTAACTAGTCCTGCTACTAAGTTATTTGGTACTGGGTTAGGCGTAAATGTTTCACCTGATATAATAGCATGTAATATTTCATTTGTAAATACTTTTAATACTGTTTTTGAATTTAGGTCAGTATCGAAAATTGTATCTGTTATAACTCCACTTTTTCCTTGTAATCTACTAAATGCTGGACCAATCAGTGTCCATGATGTTCCGTCAAACAAATAAAACTGTTTATCGTCTGTACTAAACCATGTGTCGCCTGCAACCGATCCTGCTGGGAACGTTTCACTAATAAAACTACCTGCTGCAGATTGAAATGATGTTCCGTCAAATACTTTTAATTTGTTTTCTGATGTATCATACCACAATTGCCCTTTGAGTGGTGTTACTGGACTGTTAGGATTTGCAAAATTCTCTAACATTCTTATAAAATTTTCGTTAATAAACTCGCCGTAGCCTGCATAATTTCTGCCTACTAAAGATATATCAGTAGTGTTTATGTCCAATATCCCATCTACTAGTTCTGTAAGTAGTGTTCCATCTGTTTTATTTAAATTATAACTCATATTGTTTCCTAAACATTATCGGCAAATATTATATAGTTTACTGTTACAAACGGTGGTAACGCATCTAGTGCTGTACCTAAGTTTTCACTGCCTCTAAACGAACCTTGCCCATCAGTTCCGCCTTCTTTTATTCCGCCACTTGACGGAATACCACTTGTTGTTTGTGATCCTTGTGCAATATTTAACGGTTGGTTAATACTTCCGTCTTCACCTGCTGGCACAGTATCATCAATAATTGCATAATGCTGTGTGCCGCCTGGTGATTTCATATCATGTTCGTGTTCTGGTAAGTTTTCAGTTTTGATATCTTTAAATTCTGAACCTGAACTTCCACCAATGTTATCAGCATTAGTATTTGTTGTAGTATTTGCTGGTAAGCCGCCCATGTTGTCAGCACCTAATAAGAATCTACCTCTAAAATCTGGTAATGCAAAGAATGTACTTGACGAATTTTGAAAGTTTGGACTTTGTGGATCTTTAAATTTAAAGCCAATAGTATTAAATAGTTCAGTTGCTTCTGTTTGTCTAATTTCTGTACCGTCACATAAGTACCATCCTGGAGGAGCAACTTCTCCACCAAATGGTACAATCATTCCTACTGGATTAGTTGGAACACCTTTTAGTAAGTTTGACTGTGATATTCTAAATAATCCGCCATCACCCTGTGTTCTGTTTATTAATATTTCGTCTCCAGTTTGCGGAGTAACAACAACACTTTTATCTGTTATAAATCTATCACTAAGTGTAGTTGTAAATGTCTTAGTTAAATCTCCTGCACCGTCAAACACAATAGCATCTGAACTTACATCGCCTGACATTTGAAATACTGTTTTATTATTAAGTTTTGCTGCACTTGATGCTGTACCATTAATAGTACCTGATACACTTCCGTTAAAGAAACCTTCAAATGTGTCAGCTTTTACTGTACCAAGACCTTCCATGTTTGGTTTTGTTAACGCATTAGGATCTGCAATTATATCGCTACCTATGTTTAATTGTCCTTTTACTGTAAGGGTACTACCAATTTTTAAATTTTTAGCAATACTTGCACCACCGGAAGTTACAATTGCTCCTTCAGTTAATGTATCGTTAAATGTATCATCGGCATCTTGTGTGCCTATAACATTAATACTATCTGTAATCTGTGCAGAACCTACAACATCTAACGCTACTTGCGGATTAGTTGTATTAATACCAATGTTGGTATTTGCTTTAATTGTTAAAGGTGTTACTATTCCTGTTTCATTTTTTACTTGAAGTTGTAAAGCAGCATTAGTATAATTACTTTTTACAATTGCTATATCACCGGCTGCTTCAAGACCAAGTTGTGCATTAGCACCTACTTGTACACCTTGATTGTTTTTGACATACAGTACGCCATTTGCTGTTGTATTTTGATCAGCACGTAAAAAGTTAGCTGCTGGTACGTTAACATTGCTTATTCTAAGTGCTTCTGCAGATTCTGCTGTTCCATTATATTTTGCAATAGTGCTGGATAATGTTAAACTAGTTAAATTAAATCCTGGTTTAAGTTCTGAAAATCCTCTAATGTTTACTTTTGGTGTAAACTGTGCATTAGTAATAATTGCAATTGGTTGTGCGCCAACTTCAACTTTTAATACAGTATAAGTTAAATCGTCAGTGCCTTGAATTTGTTCTGCTTTAGTACCAGATGAAAGACCTTCACTAAATTCAGGACCAACTAATATCCAACTAGAACCATTATTTAAATAAAGTTGCTGGTTACTAGTGTCTACCCAAAGATCACCTATTACACTGTTGCCAACTTCTGGCTGTGCAGCACCTTTTTTAATGCCTCCTGATTCAACCCAATTTGTTCCGTCATATATTTTTAATGCATCAACACCAACTGTAGTATCGTACCATGTTTGTCCTTCTACAGGATTTGCTGGTGCATTGTTATTTGCAAAATTTTCTAATAAGTGAAGGAAGTTACCAGCAATAGCTTCGCCATATGCTGTACTATTTCTACCAGGTAATTTTAAACTAGTATCTGTAGAGTTTATTTCTCTATCTTCAACAATAATTGACCCTTTATTTGTAAAATCTGTAAATTGGATTTGATAAGCCATTAGCTATTACCTCCACTAAGGCTTTGTACTCTAACAGTATAGTCAACTTGTATAAGCCTATTAAGTGATTTTTGTACAGGATGGAAAATGACATGTGTTAGTAACCTACCGTTACCTATAACACCATCTGCACTAGTACTTCTTAACCCTAATTCGTCAAATACAAAACTGTTATCAGCGTCAGATGCTGTATCAAATGCATCTTGACCGTTTGGTTCACCGTAATCTAACAAACAAGTTATAACAATATCAGTATAATTAGTACCGTTTACATGTCTAGTTTCAATTTTGTTTCTAGTAGGATCTAAATTGTCTGTATTTCTATCATCAACTATTTTTGTAAACGTTTGATTGTATAAACCAGCGTTTGTGCCTGTTGAGTTAGGAGTAAGATACGTTATAACTCCTGTCGAGTCAATGTTTGTACCGCCGTTGCCAAAACTCATTACAGCAATAGGCCCTTGCCCTGCGTTGCCCAAAGACTCTGCAAGTGCAATACTCATATTTTCATAGTGTATGGCATTCTTTTTGTTTATAAAAATTTCGCCTGTGGCTGGGTCACTTATTTTAATGTGGCCTTGCACAAATACACCGTTTTCTTCATTTATTATGTTTGTCATTTTCTATTCCTACTAGTATATTTATTCGGGTAATTCGCTTTTCGCTTCGCGCAAGAAACTACCAATATCGTTTTGAGCATCTTTTAATGGAGTGCCCGGGTCTGTCCACAATTTGCCTACTTTTCTAATAACAACTAACTTCTGATCTGCTTTCATTGGGTTAGTTAACGTTAATATATTGCCACTTACAGTGAACTCTGCTGGTGTATTTACGTCACCCTCGGGTGAGTCAATGGCTATAGCTGGATCAAACTTAGCTATAGCAGCTTTATTTAACCTCGTTCCTGCAGCAAATACTTCAAATTCATTTACACTATTTGGAGTAAAATCAAGTGTAAAATCAGTTTGTCCTTCAGTTACAGCGTCTACGGGTGACCAAACTATTGTTTCGTCGCGGTATGGAATATTTTTATCAGTACTTGCTCCGTATACTGGTGTATTTACTGGATATGTATCTTTAACACCTGTGCCTAATGTGCCTCTTCTAAGTTGTCTTAGATCATTTCCTGTTTTAGCAAAATATTCTATTCGCTCACCATCAATCCAAATTATTCCAGGCTTATTAGAACGTTTATCCGGTGTTGGTAATCTATCAGCATTTTGTACTACCACAATTCTAAGATCATTGTATCTTAACGGAGAAGCCAATTTAATACCGTCATTATTGTCAACACGTTTATAGTGTGTTCTATTAAGAATATCTTTAAACTGTTGCCATGCAATTGTTGGTGTGCTGATTGGTGCTGTAAAATGTATAATATCAATTATATCGTTTTCAGCTGGTGTAGTTACTAACTGTATAACTTTCATGTTAGATTCTAACTTATAATCAACACTTGGTGATAGTAATTTACCGTTTTTAAATATCCAAACATTTTCAACACCTGATGTTGCTGTGTTGAGCCTAACTCTGCCGCCAGTTAAAGAATGATATGCTGAATAATTATCTGAGCCTGGTGTTAATGTACTTCTATTAATAACATCATAACTTATGCGGTTAATATCTAATATATCATGATTACTAAATGAGTATACATTTATTACTTTGTCCTCACTTGGAGCATTATTAAATATAACTTGATTACCAACTACTCTATAGTCAGAATTTCTAAAGTAAATGCTTAGTGTATCGCCTTGAGATAGTAAGTTATTTTCTAAAATAATACTACTTTGACCAATGTTAACGCTATAACTATCTTGTTGATTTAAAAGGTTACCATTTAAGTAAACTTCTGTATCTGCAGCACTTAATGTTGATTCCTGTACTTGGAATGTTTCTAATTCATACTCTCTAATTGCAGGATCTGTAATTTTAAAGATTTTAGAATATCCTGGTTTCTTAACTATTCCGTCAACTTCAACAATTGTAAAGAACTCTGCTGGAGTATCATAAATTGCACTAGTTGATAAGTTGTATATAACACTTGACCCGTCTGCAATTATACTATCTTTTTGTACTTTACTATAGTTAATTTGTGTATTGTTAGAATAAATTTCATAATCTAATCTAGTGCCAACGTCTGGTGCTGTTGGACTAAACACAAACTCTACAAATCCATTAGTATCATTTTTTCTAGCAATAAGTTCAGGACCGTCTGGTACAATACCATCTTTTCTTAGATAGATTTGATATTGGTCTTGCCAAGGAATCTTTGTTTCGTACACAACTTGATCTGCAACAGTAAATATTGACCCTATATCAATTATGTTTTGACCATTTTGACCAATTGCGAGTATAGTTAACATTTGATCAGTTGCTGGAGCATTTTCAAATGTTAATGTTAGCACTTGATAATCCAAAGTATACAAACTAGAGTCAACTATTGTATTACCTAATTTAACAATAACAGCATCGTTGCTGTTAGGTAACAACCCTAATGGATATGTAGTAGTTGTGCCGTCTGTTAAATAATTTTGGTTGTATATTTGTCCTTGGCCTTCACCAGTTCTTTCGTATACTGTGATATTCACAGAATCCATAACTTGTCCACTAACTAACTCTTCAGGTCCGCCTGATGTTAAAGGTGTAACAAACAAGTCACCGTCTAAAATAATATCATCTGCGTTTACACCTGATGCATTACCATAGTCTAATTGGCCACCTGTTAATAGTGTGTCATAAGAATCAGGATCTGGTTTGAAACTACCATCTGAAGTAATTTTTCTAACAGTAACAATATCGCCGTCATTGACTTCTATATCATTTTCTGCTAGATTAATAGTCTGTGTTACACCGTCACCTGTAAGTGTTTGCATCATTGCAAGTTTATTTGCAGGGTTATTACCATAATTAGGATCATCAATTCTAATTGCTTTAGTTTGTCCAGAACGTTTTAGGTATACATTATATTGTATTCCGTCTTCTAATGGATTATCTAATTCTATAGCAACAGTAGTGCCATCTGCAAAGAATATTTCGTCTTGGAATTCGTTGTCATAACTATCCCAGGTATCTGATCCGTATTCGTCAGTCATCCAACCCGATGTACCTTCAAAGCCAAAGCTCTTAACTTCAACACCACCATAGTCAATACCAGTCATTAATTGACTTAATTCTTTACCTAGCATTCCTGTAGTAGGATTATACAGATGATTTATTCTATCTTGTGCATTTAGTATTGACGATTCTTTTTCGTACTCTATACTAATTGCTGCTCCTAGTGCAGGTGTAGTTGTAAACTTTATTTGACCTTTATGTCTTTTGTATGTATAATTATTATCTTCTATATTACTAAACGTATATTCGCTACGTAATAATATTTGACCGTTAATTGTAACTTTTACTTTGTTGCGCTTTAAGTTCATTGGCCATTTAAGTGCAAATGTATCATTAATTGCTGTACCAGTAAATGTTTCTGTTTCTGGTAATTCAATTATAACATATTCGCCTGACACTCTATCAAACTTCATTTCTACATGCATACTTCTAACAACAGTTTCGCCAATTTGTGCTGATGCAATTGCTGTAGTAGATCCGTCTGCTTGTGATCCTGATATAGTAATTGTTGGTGCGCTTGTATAACCTGATCCTGTATTAGTAACTACAATGTTAACAACTTTGCCAGCACCGATATATGCCCTTGCTGTAGCGCCTGATCCGCCACCGCCAGCAATAGTTACTGTTGGTGGATATGTATATTTGCTTCCGCCATCATAGATGTTTATACCAATAACTTTAAATCCAAAGTTTTCTTTCCAAGATTTATATGGATAATCATCAAAAAATTCATCTGCACCAATTAGTGTATCGTCTTTAATTTTAACTGACTTAGTTGTAATTTTACCTTTTGTAATATCAAAGTACGGAGGTAAATCAAAGTCACTAGTTTGTGTGTTGGTATTATCAACATTTTCATATGAACTTAGATATTCACGTACATTTGTTTTGTAAGGCTTAACTTCGTTTATATAATCATTATAACTATCTAAATTATCATTTTGATAATTAATTTTTTGTGTTAATGAGCCTACATTATGTTTTGCTTTTACAAAACTTGTCTTATACACCCAATCAACATTTTGTTGTTCTGATAATACATAGCGAATACTTGCAAAGAATAACTCCTGCCATTTGACAGCAAGATTATCAACAAATATATCATTCTTTAATGCTGTTAATATTTGTCTAGCTTCTGTTACTGGTTCAGTATCAAAGAATCTGTTGTCATAGCCTAGTAAGTCATAGCCAATAGTGTTTTCAATAACATTGTAAATTTTAGAACTAATTTCAATTGTTCCATTTTCTCTACCAATAGTATCATAATCTATTGTATAATCAGTTGAATTTGTTTCTGCTGTACGTATTAGTAATAACCAACCACCGTTGCCAATATTATCAATTTTTACAATTTGACCTATTTTTGCATCAGTTGCACTTAGCTGATAACTTTCATCAACTCTGTAATCAATCTTAGTAAACTGATTATATCCAGTAGCATACCAATCAGCATAATCCCAATACTCAGTAGTATCATAACTTTGTGATATTATTCTATCCCATATAGATGATGTAGTATTATATTCGTATATTGCCCATTTGTTATTTACTGTTGAATCATTTTCTATTAATACTGTTAGAGGCCTAACTTCTATTCTTAAGTTTTCGTCATACCCGGCGCCGCCGTTAATAATGTTTACTTTATTAACTTGTCCTAGATTGTTAATTTCTATATTAAAGTCTAAACCAGAACCGTTACCAAATAGTTCAAAACTTGGCCCATGTCTAACTGTAGACGTTGTTGAATCATAAGTAGGATCAACATACCCTCTACCTGAATTTATTATTCGTATATCTGTAACTGTGCCGCCATGTACTGATGCTTCAAGTTGTGCTGTTTTTATTTTATTAGTACCAACAAAGTCAAGCTCTTCCAATGTATCAAGTTTATAATCATACTTTCTTTCAGTAACAAACGGTTGCACATCGACGCTATTAAGAGTTGTAAAACTAAAATCATCTACAATAATATTTTCTTTTAATGTTAGATTAGCTCTTTCAATAACCTGTTTAAATGCTTCTTGTTTGTTTACAAACCAACTTTGTCTTGGACTGTTTAGTGTACCATATTTTTCTGCTGGACTTAGCTCAGGATTTGGAACTTGACGTCCTCTAGTATCATAACCTATTAAACTATCAATCCATTTTCTTTCTATATCTGCTTTAGGTACACTTGTTTCTAAACCTTCTGTAACAAGTTGATATTCAAGGTGTGTATTTTGTTCTTGTGTATCTTGTGTATAGTAACTTACATGTAATGCAACTTCTTTATCGTTGAGTAAACTTTCGCTATTGTATAATACAAATCTATCATTACTTAATAATGCTACAAAACTATATCCTTGGCCCCTAGGGTTACCAATTAATCCTTCAACTTCAGACCCGCTAATTGATCTTGTTTCATCTGCTGGTACTGTCTTTTTACTTTTTACCCAGAAATAGTATTTGTCACTAAATGTTTGCGATGCTGAATCATATGCAAGTTTTTGACTGTATGCAGCATCACCGTATTTTGATAGACCGCTAATACCTTTTGCAAATCCTTCACTTGTGTCTGCAATCTTATCCCATTCACTTGGTATAATACTACTTTCTACCCATTCATAAACATCAGCGGAGTACCCTGGTATTAGTGTATTCCATTTGTTTGCTTGGTTAGTGATATCTTCTTGATAAGGATTAAAGAATCTAGCTGTGCTTATATCCCACCATAACTTACCTAAGTGCTGTTCTTCCCAATTATTTGTTTCACTAAAGTAATCAGGTAATGTTGTAACATTATAACGTGCAAAATCAATATTAGATTTAAATGTTAATTCTTGTTCTGCTGGTCCTGCAATTTTACCTTGTACAGGATCAACATAATCTAAATATTTAATAAGTTTATTTGTTCTTGTATTGTATAAAAATGCTGATTTAATTTTCTTAACATCAACTACTTCATTTGGTGTTCTTAGTATTGTCCAAGGTTTAACATTTTGAGTAACTTGATAATCAACAAAACTACCTGGATTTGTATCTTCAGTATAGTAATCATTTGGATCGCCTGGAACACCAACATACACATGGTTATCGTTAATTAAAACTTGCTCTCCAAATCTACTTGCTGTAAGTACAGTTAGGTCACCATCATAATCTAATTCTTCACCAAGTACAAATGCATCTGCAACTTTTTGGTAAAGTCTAATACTTCCGCTGTCTATTTTCTTATCTGGGAATGCTGTAAATGTATCGTCAAATGTTGTTATACCAGTATCAAATAATGTGTCAGTTGCTACATCACCGTTCCCGCTTGTAACAGCAATTATATCTTTTGAAACACTAACTTTTTCACCGAACTTTTCTGATGATGTTCCTGTTCCTGATAATGTTTGATGCATTTCAAATGTACCATTAGACTTAGCATACACATAAACTTTACCTGTGTTGAATCCGTCAATATCACTTTCAGGATCTGCTATTGCTAATGTGTCGCCGTCTTCGCTAAGATCAATACTACTACCCCAGCCAGTGTTTGATAGAGGTGCAACAATAGTTTGATCTAAAACATATCTATCATCTAATATTCTATAAACAAGAACTTTATTATCTGCATCAACAGATACATCAGTAACAATGCTAATTGCAAGTACTTGTCCATTATCGCTTACTGTAATTTGTTTAGTAAAGTCTGTAACGCTTTCGCCTAAGTCGTCAAACGCTGGGTCGTTAAATATATTAACAGCATTTGGTAAAGTTGGCAAATAGTTAACTTGACTATTAAGTAGTTTCCATTTCAATGTACTTGTTGGAGTAACACCTTTAACAAAAGTTAATGCTGAATATAATTGGTTACTATATAAAACAATTTCATCTGTTTTGTATGTTGCATCTGCACTGTAATCACCTCTGTAATGAGGATTAATATCAAATGCAAAGTCGTATGTTTTACCGTACTTGTCAGTACCATGTTTTATAACTGTTAGGTTTTCTTTTGACCCAACATAGAATCTATACAAATCATTTTCTTGACTAATAGCAACTTGTTTACCTACATTACTATTTGTAGCACTGTCAGGTATTTCAAATGTACCTCTGTTGGTCCACGACGTTCCAACTCTGTTGTAGATAGTATACACACCTTGATTAGCCGGCTTACTAACTTGTGAACCAGTTGTAGTAACTGGTAAGTTATAAACTAATTGCCAGTCACTATTTGATGTGCTTGGAATACTAGCCGGTGCTTCTGCTCCGGCTTCTGCTAATTCTTCTTTGTAAATCCAAAATTCTTTGTTTACATATGCAAAAGAATTTAAATCTCTAAACTGATCTAAACCACCATATGACTCTGGGTGTGCTGGGAATGTTGTACCTTTTTGTACTACAGCAAGTTTACCAGTGTTAAGCCCATATAAAGATATTTTATTAATTGGACCCATAATACGTAAGTTATCGTCTTGTCCTACACCTTCAACTGTTTTTAGTAATAGCCTATTACCTTGTGTAAACGATCCAGTGCCTGTAACATTTTTAAGATACACTCTGCCTTGGTCGCCGGCTCTTCTTATATAGTATGCTACTTTTGCTTCAGCACCAGTAATGTCATCCCTAATAATGTCGCCAGTAACGGCGCCACCAATATTTACAATATTGCCATTTAAATCAGTAAACTCTTTACCTTCGTATGCTGGTTCAAAAAAGTCGCCTACATCTACATCTTGGTCTGATAACATAACAACATCAGCACCCTGTGTTTTTGTAAATGTAAAGTCAATATAGCCGTCCCACATATCAATAACAGTGTGTTCAAAATCATTTATGTAAGATGCATCAAAACCTAGTAAACTAAAATCCGGAGCATCTGCTTGATCATCTATATATGTTCTAAATTTGTCTCCTGGAGCATTAATATCTCCCTCTAAACTTTTAGGTATTCTTACTAACCACCTATTGTCTAAGATACTTTGTACACCGTCAACGTCAACATTAATGTACGCCGCACCTCTGTGTGAAAGTACACTAACAAACCCAGGTTCATCAACACTCGGAAATAACGTGCTTGAAACATCATCTAAAACATTTTTATAAAAGTTTGGTGTTGTTCTTGCATATGTGTCTGTAAGTTCATCATATACTAGCACATCTTGATATATTAATCCGTATGCCGGTACACCAAAGTCTTTAGGATCTGTAAATTCGTCTGATGTTAGATAATTTGTTCCTACATCTATGTACCACCAGCCGCCTATTGCTCCGGTTGTACCATTATAATTTGGCTGTGTGTATTCACCAATAGGTGTGCCATTAGCGTTACTAATTGTTCCAGTTGGTCCAAATACTCCATTAGTATCTTTAAGGTATACTACTAATTTAAAATCACGAGTAAATGCTTTATATACTGTTGCTGATCCGCCTGATGTTTCAATTACATCACCGTCTACTGGTGGATCAGTAAATGGTTCTACAAGTAACACTGAATCAACTTTTTCTACAATTACATGTTCGCCTGATATAAAGTTTGCTGTTGGTTCTGTATATTGCCCTGCAACATTTTGGCTATTAATACCATTTGGAAATAATTCAACCGATACAGAAGGACCTGTATTTCTATTAAAGTTAGTAAATGCGTTCCATTTAAGTACTAGTTTGTCTTGAGGCTTAGTACCTTTATACTGATCAAATGGTGCCGCTACTAAAATATGATTTGTTTGTGTGTTAGGAAGATACGCATTACCTTGTAAAACAAGTGTTAACAAACTACTATCACTTGAATTTTCAAAGTTTGCATAACTATCAAATGTACTAAATGCAACACTTGCACTTTCAGCTGTGATTGGACGTTTTGCTTTCCAATAGTTTTCGTTGTATTTTACAATATCATTTGTAGCATACGCTGTAGTGTTTAAATAGCCTTGTTGGTAATTAGAAGCAACATCACTTGCTGTGCTTGAACCAACAATTAAGTATTTGCCGTCGGCACTAATATCAATATCTGCGCCAAATCTATGATCTGCACTTACTGGATATATGTCAGTATCTAACTGAAGTGTTTCTTCAAACAATAAATCTCTTAGATTTGATCCTCTTTGATAAGTGTGTACTAGTCCGCTGTTGTTGTTAGCACTATGATCTCCAAGAACCATTCTAGTATTTGCTGTGTTTACTGACATAGACGAACCATACTCATACGTTGAAGTATTATCGTATTCTGATGGATTGTTATAATGTTTCTTAGTAGAATAAACATTGTCTTTAATTGGAACAAGCCAATTAGAACTATTACCAACCCATATTTTTTGGTTCTTTAAAAGTTTTCCTTCTAGTGCATAGTTTGCATCTTTTACTGTAGAATACTTAACAGATCTAAGTACACTAACAAATGCGTCAACTGTTTCTTGGTCTTCAATAGATTGTTGCTCGCCTGCTACAACTTCAACTGAAGTAGCAAATGCCGATTCAACTACAAAAAATGCATCATTTGCTGTAAGTGTATTTTGTATACCAATAATGTCGCCTGGAACAAAGTTGTGGGCTTTATTAAATGTAAAGATACCACCTGGTGCAGATGTGCCGTCAATTTGATCTAGCCCTTCACCGAACCCTACAATTTTTACTACTCTTAAGTCAGTAGTAACATGTTGTAATACGTCCCAGTCTGCATTTTCGCCAGTTACCCAAACATAATCATTTGCGCCAATAACATCTATATTAGCAGTAAGTATGTCTGTTTTATTTTTAATTCTATAACTAATATCGTCGTCAAATACATATCCTGCATCTTTTACAAACGGAATATAACTAGAAGTTATTGGAAAAGGTTTATGATTATAATCTTTTGGTTTTAAATAAACATCTTGCGGTGTTAACTTATATATCGTGTCAGTATCGTTAGCAGGTATACTATTCACTAATTCAATTGGCTGTGGATTAGTTTTAATTTGTGATTCATCAAGTAAAAATTCAACACTAGAAAAGTTTTCAGTTGCTCCGTATCTTCCTACACGCAACGCCCACTCTTCGTAAAATTCTAAACTTTCTTTATCAGCACTTGCAAGAGCATCAAACAAATTAGTTAATGAATTAGCTGTTCCTTTGTCCTGTAGCATACCTTGATAAAATTTATATTGTGATACATCATCGTTAACAATATTTTCAAGATATTTTCTTTTTTGGTAACCAATTAAATGCTGTGCATGTTTTTGTTGTTCTATATCAAAGTTATCTGTATCTAAGTCATAAAAATCAGCAAACTGATTTATCTTATATTCAAAGTTTGGAATTAATTGTGCTTCAGGACGTTCATCTAAACGTTCCCACTGATTGTCTATAAATTGTTCTGTTCCAGTAATATCAGTTGTTGCAACATAATAAAATTCTTTGTGCTTTACTAGTTTTCCAATTCCGTAATCTTTGTATGATAACCAATCAGTAACTTCAGCAGCATCATAAACAAATCCTGGAATATTCAAACCACCTGTCCAGTTATCACTTCTGTAACCAGCAACTTTGATTCGTTCTTGTCTATACCCTGCTTCTTGGTCATATATTACATCACCAAATACAGTTTTGTTATCAAGTAAAATTATATGTTCTCTTTGTACTAACGGAAGTTTTACACTAAAGATTCCATCTTCAGTATTTTTAACTGTTAGGCCAAACTCATTTTCACTATCTCTAGCAATGCTACTAAACGACTTTTCTAATTTTTGACCATCTGCTTTTAGTAAACTATAATCATAGAAAGTATCAAATATATCATCAACTACTACAAAAGGACGTTTAAATTTAAATTGTTGTGCGCCAGGCGATAATGTAATTACTGTTCCTGCAGCCCAATTTTGTGTAGTCCAAAACATAAACTCTTTTACACTATATGTCCAGTCTTCAACTATACCAATATCTTTATTATAATAATTGAATTCAAAACCTTGTGATTTTAAATATGCTTCGTAACCTAACAAAAAGTCAACAACATCTTGTGTTGTTCTTAATAGTGTACCATAGGAAATAGTTTTAACTCTATTTGTAAATTTTCTTCTAAGTACATTTGAACGTCCGCCAACTAACGGAAGCTCTGCTAGTTTAACCATTTTGTCAGTATCAAACGTTGTTGTGCTTACGTGACTATCTTTTACTCTATAGTAAAAACTATCAAATCTAACATTTTGTCCTTTGACATACTGTTTACCACTGTCCCAAACAACAAACGATTCTGATATTCCGCCTATGTTAATTACAGGATCTCTTTGACTTATAATTGGTTCAAGATATTTAAATGTCGACGTTGCTTGATCATATCCCTTAACTACAAATCCATTTGTATCTTTTTGTAATACAACACCACTGTAAGTTGCAATGTCAACAGGTACTGATGTGTTAAGGAATAGTTTATAATTTTCAGTTGGTACAAACACATTACCATCATTTAATGGAGTTCTACTATCAAGCATTAATTTAAATTTACGCTTGTCTGTAAAACCGCCAACTTTTAATGCTAATCTGTTAGATAGTGTTTTTAATTCTGTTTGGTATTCGTTATAACTTGTGTTTATATCACTAACAATATAATTGTAAACAAGATTTACAAGACCGCTAGTTATAACTCTTTGATTGTCAGTATATGTATTTGGAAATACTAAATCTTTTAATCTAATAATTGAGTTTGTAGGAGTATAAACAAGATTACCTACTTTGTTTCTTTCCATTCTTGATAAATCAAATCCTATACCCATTACTTTAGCAGGTTGATTTAATAACCAAGATGTAATTAACGCAAATGGATATTCGCTACTTCGTCTCCACGCACTTTCAGCAGGAGTGTGATCTCCAAAGGAGTAAGAATCTCTTGTTCTAACAGCAACAAAGTTTTGTGCATAGTTGCTATCTAAAGGACTTAATAAATTACCATTTTCATCTACTGGTATATGATTAGTTAGGTTTGGTCTTTTATATTTTTTGTTTACTTTTGCAGGAACATTTGGTTCTCTTATAATACCATTTTGTAAGTCTTCCCAAAGAACAAAGTTATTTTTTGTATATGGTGCTGCACCGTATTCTGTTTCCCACCAAGTTGGTTTAATTGTAAAGCCTAGCATTTCCCATGGATGGGTGTGTGGACGATCAGTATCGTATGCTTCGTTGTATACACCTCTCCAAAATCCTGGTAATGTTTTACCTGTTGGAGATACCATACTGTTATAATTGTACCTAAATGTATCAGTATCTTTCCAGAAAGTATTTGAAGTATAATTAGGATCGCCTGCAATAACAGTCCATTGTACAAAATCTGAAACAAATGCATTATCAATGGCTTGTCTATTAAACCCTGTATCTCTATAATTGCCGCCTACATATTCATGAATATCAAATAATTCTTTATTATAAGATTGTTTTAAGTTATTGTATATTCTTCTTTCAAAATCTAATATTAAATTATCTCTAAAGTCGCCATATGCAACAGTAATACTTCCATCGTGTCCTTGTATAACTGTTTTTGGTGTTTGGTATGTAGTATCTAAATACATTTCTGGCTTGTATGCAGGGTACAATCCTAACTTAGTAGGAGTTGTAGGAACAAAACAGCCGTCAGTTGTATCGTACTCGTATATTTCTACTTCGTCACCTACAGCTAGTGTTGCTGAAATATTTACAAAACCTTCTGCTGTAAACACATAGTCTGTCCCGTGACATAATTCTTGATCATTAAGGTAAACTAATACCGCCTTTTCAGTTAAGTTATTAAGACTAAACACTTTTGAAAGTCCAAAGAATGTACCTGTACTTGCTGTTACATTATGTAGTGTTCTTTTTGACGCACCATGCGGTAACATGTCTGAGAAATAAAACGGCATGCCTTTTGTTTTTTGGCTGTTTATTTCTTCAAGAATTTTATCAACGTGTTCTTTGGTAGGTCCGTCATATCCTAAATTTTCTGCAACTTGTAAAAATACTCTTTTGTACTTTGCATATTCTAGTCTAGCATATTTTAACGCTTTTACAATATTTGCATTTTTGTCTGTTAGATGATAACTGGCTAAACTTATTGGTCCACTATGTTTTACAAATCGTGTGCCGTGTTTGCTTAGGTCACCTATATCTCTTAAGTTGCTTACACCTGGAAATACGTTTCCGTCATACTCAAATGTATTTTCAATAATTGTACTAACATGGTCATTAACTTCTGCTATTGTAAAGTCGCCTATGTTTTCATTCATAGGGTTACGTTCTAAGTTGTATGCTAGTTCATAGTAACCGTTTTCATTTTTATCTGTGTTACTATAACATCTTAATTCTACAACATCGTCTTTAGTTAGTGCTGTAGTAAATGTTACATATGCAATACTATTGATTCTATTAATAGTGTAATGGTCATTTTCTTTTTTAAACAAGTTGTTTACATAAACTTTTACAACTAGATCATTTAAATCACCACTAGCATCAAATACATTAACAGCAAAGTCATTAGTATTAGTGTCTACAACATACTGTTGTATTATTGCTTGCTTACTTGGCTTATGTGCTTTTATCCAACCATTTTCACTAACATATGTAGTTAGGTCTGTGTACTTTCTTAGATAACCTGTTTCGATATTAACTTTTATATTTTCATTATTTTCTTCATACACAAATGAATCTGTAACTAAAGGAAAGTTAAATTGTATATCGCCAAAGTTTTCAATTGCTCTGTACGATAACGGAAATCCTAATTCACTATCATTTGTGCCAGTGCCTTGTTTATAGTTAAACAATGTTGTACCAGCAAAGTTTGAAGAATTGTAAGTAGAAAAACTATCATCATTATTATCGAATATATCAAATAACGGTGCTTGGTTTACTTTATCTTTTGCTTGTGCAAATTTCCATTCTGTTCCGTTAAAATAAAATAATTTGCCTCTATAAGTTGTGCCACCTTTAACTAGTAATGTTTCATCTACTAACGGTGTAGAATCTGTATCTTCAATTAAACTAATTTGTCTAATATTATCAATTAGAATAAAATTAACTGTGTAAATTTTACCTTTAACATTCCTATCAGTGTCTGCATTGAATATTACACGCATGCCATCAGCAAGTGATGTACCGTCAATATTATATCCGGTTGCATTTTCTACTGTACTAAATGCATCAGTAGTTTTAAAATCAATTAGGTCAATATCATTTTTAGCACTAGTACCAAAATTAAATAATTTTAGTCCTGCATTAAATTCAATAATAGGTCTTGCTGCTCTAGAACTTTGATCTACTGTTGGAACTTGGCCATTGTATTCTGCAGACTTTTCAATTACATCTTTATGGAACCATTTATTATAACGTGTCCAAGCGTTTCTGTCAACACTTGCTCGATTAACAATAATATAATCTTTAGTTCCAGCATAAGCACTTGCATTACCAAATGGCAATCTATCAAAGCCTTCACTATCAAATGGAACTAATTTGTCGCCAACGTAATTAGCAGGAATAACTAAATCACTTTCCTTAACTAACTTAATTCCGTCTCCAACACCTTCAATATACCATTCGTCATTTTTGTAAATTTCAGGAGTAACATTACCTGCGAATTTAACTTTTAAACCATTACTGAATTTAACTTTATTAGAACTAGTATACGCTTTCTTTCCAATAATTTCATTAACATCAATTTTAGTGTTTTCTATTAGATCAAATACTTTAACATAACCACTAGTGTTAGCATTACTTTGACTTGTATAATAAAGTTGTTCTGGTGCGTTAAAAGGAACTGTAAAGGTAATAAATCCTTCTTCAACATTTACAGGATTAATTTCGTTACCGTCTAAGTCTGTTGCTGTAATGCCTTGCACATATAAACTAGATATGTTTTCTGCACTACCAGTTGACACAATGTTGTAACTACCGTCTGCTTGTTTAACTACATCAAATGGTACATCAGTAAAACGTCTGTTTGATGAAAAGGAGAACGGATGTCCTGGTGTATCTATTTCAAATGTATAAGTTTGACCTCTATACAAAGTTAATGCAGGGTTAGGTGTAAACCCTGGAGGCGATATTTTATAAACAACATTATCATCTTGATCTTCTGTTGTTACTGTATATGTACTAACTTCTTCTAAACTTTTTCCAAAAACTGTAACAGTTTGCGGACCATTAGGCAACCAATAGTACTCACGGAAATTTGTAAATTTATCCCAATCAATATTTGGATTCCAAGAATAATATTCTTGACTGTTTAATAAACTTTGATTAGCTACGTTGCCTGAAAAGTTTTTAACTTGGTTAATATAGTCAGTATAATCAGCAAAGAAATTTACATTACCTAAATCATCTACAGAAACTGTTGCTGGCTCTAATTGTCTATCTTCTCTTTGTTTAGAAATGTCAGCAATATAAGTGTCATCAGCTCTATATGCTTTTGCATTTTTTCTTCCCATATAGCCATTGACTTTTTCTGCCACACCTGGTTGTGTAAGCTGGTCTATTGTACTTGATAGTATTTTCTTGTTTGCTTGTGTTCTAAAATACTTAGGAAGTAAATCTGCACTCTTTCTATTAGAGTTGTTGCCTGCTGGCAACGGTGATTCTGTCTGATCGTTATCGTAAGACATTAGTAATAACTTCCTCCGCTACTTGAATTATTAGAACTGCTTGAACTTGAATTGTTTAAATTATTTGAACTAGATGAACTAGTAAATGACGATGCACTTGTAATACCTGTGTTTACATTTTCACTTGATGTTACTACGTTACCAGATGCATTTAATCTAGTTGCTGTAATTTGGTCAATAATTTCTATATCTGCCACTGTTGCACTGTTAATAAAAATTTCATCAACTTCGCTTCTTATTTCAAACAAACTACCAAAAGTTTGTGTTACTTGATCAGGAACAATAACAACACTTACTAAATCTGGTGCAAGTCTGTTTGTTATATATGTTGCTAATTCTTGGAAGTAAAACGTATCACCGAAGTTCCAATTTTCTAATGCAAAATATTGATTAATTGCTTCAATACATCTTGTCTTTACATCATTGTCATTTAAAACTTGATCAGGATTTTTTACTAATTTAAATGTTGCTTGTAGATCTGATCTAGCAGCTGCACCAAATAGTTCTTTGTATTTTACTGGATGGTAAATTACTTCATCACTTATTGATTTAATTTTATTAAGTTCGCGACCATAAGATCTAAATAACTCATCTGAACTTGGTGGTAGTGGCTGTTGTGTTAATTGTCCATCTAAGAAAAGTCTATAATTTCTATCATATGTTTTTGTTAACATATAAGTGTCAATAATATTACTTGCACTAGGATCAATCCTATTGTTAGTATCAGCAACATGTATATAATGGAATTTTAGTTTGTCTCTTCCTATAAATGCTTTGTAGTCACTGTTAGTTACTAGTTCAAGTATTGATGCATCTAACTTCTTAAACACATTGTTGTCTCTAAAGTAAAATAGTTGTCCATCTGTGTATGTGCTTAATGGTTGTATGTTAGTTTGCGATTCTAGTATTTCAATATCTGTTGATTCAACATATCTAAATTCTTCAACACCTGCATCTGTAAAATATTTTTCGTGTATAATAATTTTTGTTAGTGGAGTATTATCCTCGTCACCTACAATATGTAAAAATAATTCTGGATCATCAATAACACCATCTGCGTCTTTGTCAGCAAATGTTATTTCTATTTTCTTAGTGTCTACATAACCTTCTTTATCTCTATATGATTCTAAAATATCAAAATCAAAGTTATCTGTAAACGGCAACACACTGTTAGGTCTTGTGTTTATATTCAATACACTTAGTTTGTCTCTTATAGTTTTACCTGTTTGTGTGTCATATATTTTATCTGTGCTGTCATAGTAGAATTTAATTTCCCTATCACTTTCAAATACATAACGTAACCCTCTATTTGTTACTTTGTATGTCTCGCCATTTGTTTCAAATAGCAATAACCAACTTGCATCAAGGTTAGCATTACTTACATTGCCTGCAAATCCTGTACCAAAACTACTTTTCTTATCTAAGTCTGTTGCTTTTATTAAACGCCAAACACGATTAACATCATCATAACGTAACCCAAAATCGTTGTATGCAAAAGTTTGATCAATAATTTCTACTTTAACATCGTCAATAAGACTGTTTGCTAACTTAGGACGTATCTGTACTAGTCTGCATCCGTTAGCAATCTTATCAGCTAATGCTATTGGACCTTGTGTGTCTGATAATCCAATGTCTAGTCCGTTACCTGCAACCGCTATAACTTTAGTCCATTTATATGTAGAACTTCCTACATGGTTAGCGTCACCTGCCATTAAGGATCCGTCGGGCATAAAGTGGAATCCTGTTGGTGCTTCAAATTTAATTGCTGTGCCAGCTTCAATATATTTTAAACTGTTTGTAGTAAATGATCCAACTCGATAACCAGAGGCATCTAATGACTGAAAATTACCTGTATAAGTGTTTGTAGCTTCTGTAGTAACGTTCCAATAAACACTTAGATCAAAAGTACTAATCTTTGGAAATTTATCTAAGTAATAATGTTTTACTTTCTTGTCATCAAGAATAGGTTCTACAGTGTTTATTATAATACCTTCAATATCTGTTTGAGTATTAAAATTAAAACTTGTTTTGTTTGTGATGTATTCTTTGTATAGTACGCCATCATTTCCGTATAAGTTAGTATTACTATATTTGCCAGTAGCATCATTTAAATCAAAGTATCTTGATATACCACTTGATGTTCTGTTAACTGATTTTACTTTTACAATTTCTTGACTTATGCCTAAAGGAGCAACATTGTAATCTTCCCCTGTGACCATTCTATTTTGTGTATAGTATGTTGCAGGTGCATTTTGTTTAATACTTAAATTACTTTCAGATCTAGCACTATTTGCTACAGTTGTTTGTAACCCTAGAGTTAATGTAAGAGTGTGTACTCTTCCTTTTTTGCTTAGGTATGGAATATTAACAGCAATATTAGTAATAGCTGCTGGTGTAATAACCATATTTCTATTTTCACTAGTTCTAAAATATGATTTAAAATTACCTTTTGGAAGATTTCCAAAAACTCCATCACTAAATGCTATATTAATTCTGTCGTCAACTCTTGTTAGCACACTATAGATATTTCTTATTTTTTTGTTAATACTATTGTATATTACATTATTGCCTTCTACAGCATCAAGTTTTGACCATAACTCTGATTCGTTACCATTTGCATCTAATTTAAATAACCAAACATCTGAATCGTTAATATTTTCTGTATCAATGGAAACTGTTTGATTTGGTGTAGGTTGTGTTACACTAAATTGTCCACTTTCTAGTCTACCCTGACGGAAGTGTGCAAAAAATCCTGTGTTACTACTACCTGGTCCTTGTGTATCATTTCTATACATGAACGCAAAGTTGTTTCCTGGTATTGGTGCTTCTTCAACTAAACTACCTTCTTCTATATCTGTAGATACAATTTCAAAAGGAGTTGTTTTACCTTCAATTGGCTTTTCAAAAGAATATACAGGAACATCAGTGTTAACTCCGTTTATTCTGTACTGGTCTGTTGATATGCCTGCTACTGTCTCACTTTTGTTTGGCTTACCAAATACTCCGTTAACTGGTAACGAAGTGTTTAGCACTTTAATAAACTGTTCATACCAGTTTGAATTGGTGCTGTCGTTCCACTGTATTGTTTGGCCTGCTAAGTTAGTACCATTTGAATCAAGAAGATCTTCAGTAGTGCTTACGGCTGTAAATTTTAAAAGTCCGTTAGCAGATTGATTTCTTCGTGGATTATAATTTAGTAGTCTTGCTAGTCTTAGTACTGATTCTCTACGTTCTGCAAGTTCGAGGAAATTTTCTCTTGCATTTAAATCAATTCTAAAGGATAAATTTTGTCCAAGGAATGCTACTAAGTCAATTAGTGCAAGGTATTCACTTGATTCAATATAGTCGTTGAAATCCTCAGGATAATTAGTCCTAAGATATTCTATCATTGTTCGTCTTAAATTATCAAAGTCGTAACTTTGAAAGTCGGCATTGCGAAAAGATTGGTATATTGTTTTCCAATCCTCTGCAACTAGTAATCTGTTTTGTCTATCAGTAGCTGACATCTAATTTCCTCATATAACGTATTTATTATAAACTGTTATGTACGTAGTTAATTCTCTAAGCAAGTAAGCCAGCTTCTCTATCAAATTGTAGAGTCATAGCTTCAGCAATACTATAGTTTAGGTAGATTAGAGTACATTCAATTTGTATACCACTTTCATACGTATCAACAATAACATTATCAACAGTAACCCGAGGATCATAATTAATAATATCTGCTACATTCTCAATAATAGCGGCTTTTAGTCCTTCTGTTAATGGGTCAAATAGTAAGTCCCATATAATTGTCCCAAATTCAGGATTTTCTAATTTTTCACCTTGACGTATATGAAAATGGTTAATTATATCCTGTTTAATAACAGCAAGGTCGTACAATCTGTATCCGTCATTAACAGGATTTACTGTGCTTATAGATCTGTAAGACGCACTTGATGCTGGTTGTTTAGGCTTTGTAGAACTTGCTACATTTACCCTTTTGTATATATTTTTCTCTAAAGTACTCATAGTAATATTTACCCTCTACGCATAACCGGAATCTTTAGCATTCCTAGCTGCAGCAATTAATTGTGTAGGGGAGATTCTTGACTTGTTGCCTGCTACACCTTGATAATAACTTTCTCCTGTTTCGACTATTCTCTTACTACCTTGTTGTCTAAATGTAACTGGTAAACTGGCCCATTCTTGTGCCAATGATCTACAAAAAGCTGGCTCTGATTTGGAGCCTGAAATAAACGCATCAATTCCTCTTCTCTGCAGTAATTTACGACATAATTTATCTTGGTTAGCAGGACTGAATAACTCTGTTCTACTTACTACTCCGTCTCCGTCAACTAAACTTATCAATGTTTTCTTAATAATTTGATACTTACCTGCTGCTGAACTTGCTGATCCTGCGTCTACACTTGCAATTTGCCAATCAATTACTTCTTGTAATGTTAGTTCTGATAATTGTTTTCCATAGAACTGGAATGGTGTTATTTTAGATCCACCATAAGGAGTGTTATAGCCTGCACCTTCTGCATTACCAATAACATCTAAAATACTACCGTCGGCGCCGACACTAGTAAATTTAGTTTCTAGTGTTTTATCATCTTTTTCTGTAGTTGTAGCAACAGGAGTTGTGCCACTTGTTCCTGGAGGTGGTCCAGCGGTTGAGCTAACAGCGTCTTTGTTGCCAACTCGGTCGCTTTTTCTAAAAGTATCAACACTGGTAAGTAAATCTGCTTGAGGCAAAGGCGTATCAACTAATATATCTGTTCTTTGACTCTTAAAGAATAACGGATCTAAGTTTTCATGTTGTGCATATGGTTCATGACTTGGCATTCTTTTTACGAATGTTTGTATGTCTGAAGGGACTTCTGTTCCTGGATTTGTTTTAGGAACAACGTGTCTAGGCAATGGTATCATTTCTATAGCATCTGCTGCATCAGTTGCCACTGTGCCTGCTGATGACGAGCTGCTGTTTAAATTAATATCCGTGTCTCCATCAATTTCAACGTTGCCGCCTGCGGCATTGATATTAATTGCTCCTTCTGTTGCTGTTAAGTATGATGCTTTTCCTACTAAATTAAGTGTTGTATCAGTATTAATAAACATATCAGTTGCTGAACGTATATGTCCTTGTGCATCTGCTAATACATATAAATTTGCATTTGTGTGATGATGAATATCACCTGTAACTAATGTACTTTGAATTCCGCCAACAGTTGTGTCTTGGTTTTGTTTAACTGTAACTAACATATTTTGTTCTGCTAATATACTAGTATCACTGTGGCTTTCTATTTTTACTTCACCAGTTCCTTCACCGTATCGTCCACTAGCTCTTACATTGACAGCACGACCGCCTTCTATGTTTACATCTCTATCTGCTGTAAGGTTTATATCAGCGTCACTATGTATAGATATACTATCTAAACCATAAACATCAATTTTACCATCACTAGTTAATTCTACCCAAGCTGTTCCTCTACTGTTAGCAATGTAGATAAAGTCTTCACTGTTGTGCATTAATATTTGATGACCAGTTCTAGTTCTAAATCGCATAAGTTCGTTATGTGGTATACTAGACTGACCAAATGTTTCGCCAGCTTCAACATTTGCATATGCTGGCGGCCCTGCTGATGCATGTGATGCTCTTGTTAATTTGTCATCACCGTCATCCATAACAAAACTTGAACCACCAAGCCTGTTAACAAATTTTGAATGTTTAAGTCCTGCTTCTCCAGCAAGCCCTTTAGGTGCTCCGGGTCTTTTATCTATTGGTCCAGGAGTGCTTATTCCAAATACAGCACTAGGAACTTCACGCCTAGCACTCGTACTTGTTGTTCCTCGATTTTCGTCTCTTATTAAACCTTGTATTTCAAGTGCTTGTGTAAAATCTTTGTTGTACGGTTTATTAAATTTTGTTGGGTCTCTTCCTGATCCTTTTTCAACTTTTTTATTATACTCGCCTGTTGGTAATTTTAAACCTTGAATATTTTGCGGAGTACCGGGAGTTGTAAGTGCTGTTGATGCTCTTCCATCTGGAACCATAAAGTTCATAAATTTATCTTGGATACATCCTATCCAAAATCCGTTAGCAATATCGCCTTCAGCAAATGTAACTAAAACTCTTGAGCCAATATCAGGTGGTACAAACCACATACCGTAACTTTTTTGAGTTGCGGCATATCCGTCATTTGCTGACGTATGCGCAGGATTAGTAATACCATAAAATGGTGACAAATATCTAACTTCTATTGATGTTCCTAATCCTTCAGGTAAACTACCTGTAGAGTTATTTTTTAGAATATCAACTTTTAGTGATCCTGAATATGTAGCATCTAAATTACTAACTACAATTGCTTCGAAGGGACCTGTGCCGATAGATTCAATTTTTTTTACGTTTGTTCTTTTAGACTGGGCCAATTATTGAGCTCCTGTAGCATTTGGATCAAATTGTTCTGCTGCTTGTGACGGCTTTGTATTTACTGGATCACCAAACTCATTATAGGTAACCCCGGACGAAGTTTGTGTTACTGGTGAACTTGTTGCTGTGCCCCGTGATGTATAGAACGAAGCAATAGCGGCAATCTTATTACCTTTTTGTACATCATATAAGTTATCAGCTGGATCAAGTGGAAAATATGGCCTTAGTGTTGTGTCAGCTTGTGTTGATTGGGCTGTTTGCGTTGTTGATTTTGTTCCGCTAACAGAATCGTTTGTAGCACCTGCTTGCCCGTCGGACATTGCTGATGGTGGTTCAGGCGGTCCTACAACTCCACCTGGTATTTGACCGTTTCTTGTCCAATCATAAGATCCACCTTCACTTGTGGCTGCACTAAAATGCATAGCATCTGTTGCACTTTTCCAGTCACCGCCCCAACCTAGGCCATATTTAGATGCAAGCGCACTCATTAAACTTCCTGTACCGTCTCCGGGCATATCTGTAGGTTCTGGAGCGTCTTCTGGACGTGGGCGAATCATACCATTATCTTTTGAATTAATATCAATTGCAAGTCCACTAGCATGATAGCTAGGAACACCAGTATCTGTGTTACGCTGTACATATCCGCCTAACGTAGTTATTTCATAACCTAGATCAGTTTCTAACTCGTTAATTAAACCTTGGAATTTATCTGCAACTACAGCAGCAACTTGTGTTGTTTTTCCGCTTGGTGTTGTAATTGTTTTTAACGGACCGTTTGGACCTGTTGGTTTTATTATTTCATTATTTCGATTTGTAGTATCCTCCATTGCATCAGTTCCTGCAACATCGTTAGGATTTTTATCGTTAGGGTTAAGTCCCGGGCATGCTGGTTTTTCAATTACCGCTTTAACTTTACTAATACCTTCTGTACTTTGATTTCTACGTCTTACTAGTTCTAAAGTTTGTTTAAATTGGTTTCCACTAATTGAAGATGTAACCTTTACAACTTGGTACACACCGCTAAAACTATCTACAGCAACAGTTGCTCCTGGAAAAAACATTGTTCCGTCATTGTTATAATCAACTGGAGTTCTAAAATTTACAATAATATCTATTTCATTTCTTTGATGATCCATTGCGCCGCCAGATGTTATATTTTTTGATCCGCCTCTAGCCGATGTATGGTTTCCTAATCCGCTGTCAGGAATAAAATAAGGATCGCCCCAAATTTCTAAATTTGCTGTAATTAAATCTACTTTACTGTTAACTAAAGCATTATGGAACATCTTAGCAACTTCTTCACCATATTGTTTATTGTAACTACCACCATTAAAATTACCGGCTTTTATAGTCGATCTAGTAGTGCCTTCTGGTATTGTGTTTCCTGCTGTTGGTTTTCCTAAAGATGGCTTTTTTGGAGTAACAACAGTTTTTTCTCTATCGTTAACTAAACTTGATGCATTTAATTGTCCCATGTCCATTTGTATTGCTTGGAAAAATGCGGCATTAAATTTAATATCAAATCCTAATACATCTTCATTTGCGCCACTATATATGTAATTGTAAGTTTTAACACAATGCTTTGCTTTTTCAATTAGTCCTGCGCCTGCTTGGTTAGGCGCACTAAATCTACTTGCATCTACTTTGTAAGGAACAACATCATAAACATAAATCTTTGGCATTGTTCCTGTTGCACTTTCATGTTGTCTGTCACTTATAACAAAACACTGTGACTCAATTCTAAACCAATCTACTTCGCCTTTTTCGTCAGTTCTTTTTAGTGCTGTTCTACCGTACTCGCTAACAATCACTAGTTCTTCAATAATCTTAGTAATTGGTGTTCCTTGATTAAATTTAAAAATTCTATTGGTATCGCTTATAGTAAGTTCTATGCCGTTACGACTGTAGACGTGTGTGTCTTTGTCATAAGCATACAACCCAAGACCAAACGGATTATCGCCGCCTTCGGTATAATCAGATATCATTGGGCTTGCACCTATTTTATTTAGATTTTTTACAGAACTTGATTTTAATGTTTCTAATAATGCACTACTAGTTGTGTCTGCACCTATATTTTTAAAGAAGCTAGTTAGACTATCAACTTCGTCCTCATCTGCTGTTTGGGCACCTTTACGTGATGACCTTGCTTCTGCATTTGTTGTGGCTTGATCTAGTATATCTGGTCTTCTTAAATATGATTTTGTATAATCGCCTGTACGCTGTGAAGGGAATCTAACAAGATAAAAATCAGTTGCTGTAGAGCATGAGTCTTTAGCAATTTTTTGTAAACTATTATTAATTACTGTTGATAAACTTTGTTCGCCCACTGACAGTATTTCAACTACGTCATTTCCTGTAAGACTTAAAGGTTCTTTTATTAACTGTACATCGTCATCAAAAGATTGTTCGTTCCAAGGTATGCATGATACTTGATATGTACTACCGCCATTATTAACATCAAACTCAATATTTGTTAATTTAAAAGGTATTTTTCTATTACAAAATGCCATTGGTTTAATTTCATTTAATTTTTTATCAGATTCTCCAAAGCCTACAAAATCAAGTTCTAACAAATATGGGCATTGTAGATAATTTTCAAAACCTGCATCAAATGCCGCTGACTGTAGCATTTGTAAAAATATTCCCATACTGTATGGTTCTTTTACAGTAAAGCTAATATTAAATGCTTGTGTTGCACCTGTTTTACTATTAGTTGTTACAACAGCATCCATTTCAAAATCGTCTATAAAATATTCTAGGTTGGCTTTTTCATCACCCATTTGGTCATATGCTGTTTGTATACGCTTGTTATCAATACCTCCGCCACCGCTACGTAAGATAGTAAAGTCTGCGCCATTTTGAAGATATGTATCTGATGGATTATTTGCACTGTCAGCGGTTAACGATCCTAAAGTAAATATACAATTTACACTATTGAATGCTCTTAGAGGATTTTTTAATGCAATTCCCGGACCTTTTGGTTCTATCTCTGGGGAACTATCTGAGCCTTTGACAGTGTCTGCAAATTTTGAAGCATATTCTTCTACTGTTGTTTCAACAGCACCATCAAGTGCCTGAGCTGCATAATCTACTATGTCAATTGGTATTGAATCAACCAACGGAATTACTTGTTCAACAAGTTTATCTTTCTTACCTTGTAAAGATGCTCCTAGTGCGTTTGCAAACTGATTGAGTCCCGGTGGATATATTGCATTAATGTCGGCTCCTAAATTTGCTAAGGACGGTAATGTTAAATTTCCAAATCCTCCTATTGTATTTGTTAATCCTGTTGCGTCAATTTTAGAAAATTTATCTGTAAGTACGCTAACAGCACCTGAAGCATCATAAACTTTTCCTGTTGCGTTCTTCATGTCGCCGAAGCTTTGAGAAAGATCAACATTAGCCACCGCATCAGTAACAGCCGTACTAAGATTGCTAGTAAGTGTCTTTGCTTTATTTTCAATAATTTGCTTTGGATTAATTGACATTTATATTCCTAAAGATTTTTTAAGTTTAGCAGGATCTGGAATGAATATAGTTGTACCCGCTAACATATCAAATACTGGGTCTTTGATAATATCCATATTTCTTTGTGCAAACACCCACCATAACTTTGGAGTTCCATAATAGTCATATGCTAACAAGTCTGGTCTATTAGTGTATTGCGTTTCAATTGTATATTGTACATCATCTGATGATGCTGGAATAGGTCGTATTCTAAGTATATCTAATGCGCCGGTCCTATTGTATTGTGTTTTGTGCCAAGGACTTGATGATTTGTAATTTGCCATTAGATGAAGCCCTCCCCGCTACCTATATATTCGCCGTTAGTAAAAGTGTTTAAATTAAAAGAACTAGTTCTTCTTCTAGAAAATGTAGGTTTGAGTGTTACTGATATCTGACTGTTTGTAGGACACCATGATGTTGACGAAGTATCGCCTCCTGGTGTACTTGTAGCAATATAATCAACATCAGCCGGAAGGTCAACTGTAAAGTTTGATATAACTACAGGAACATTATTAAAGATATAATCTCCATAGCCGTTTAGTCTTACTATAGGCGGTGGTGCGCCTGCATTTGCTGAGCTTTCACCGTAAAACATTTTTGTTACAGTACGCAAATAATGTATTGCACCAATCCAGTATTTTGCATCGTCTGCATTTTCTACTGGAAATTCTCCTGTAATAACAATGTCATCTGCTTGACTGTTTTCGTAGATTTGAAAAGGATAATTTGTATGCACAGGCTGTAGTGTATTGTAGTTTGCACTATGGCTTACAATAATCGTAGGAGTTATAGGAAAACAAAGTCCAGCTGTTTTAGCTAAAGGTGCAATTAATGTTGATGTTGTTGGGTCAATTGTAGGAGGCATTGATAATTTTACACGCCAATCATGATCAGCACTTGTAGATTCAAATCCTGATACTTTAGCATCTGTTTTTCCTTTTTCAGAACTAGGTAAATTAATGCTTCTAGCCTGTTTTGCAAAACCTGCAGCACTAAACAGCTCGTTGACTACAGTATTTTTTATACCATCTAAAAATCCGTTGCCAGTACTGACGCCAGTCAATGCATCTTGCACGGATGCAGCTGCTTGGTTTTTTAAGTCACCAAGTGCTTTGTTTGCTTGTGTTTTTACAGTCTTGCCCAAATCTGCTGGATTAAATGCCATTTTCATATCTCCTATATGTATTATTTAGTTGACATAATTAAGTATGTAGTTTATAATAGTGTTAATTAACTTGGAGAATACCATTGAGAAAACGTAATTACCTTAATAATAAGGACATATTGTCAGAAATCCATAAATCTAAGAACACTTTTAATAGTTATGTGGAATCTACGTATCATCAGTACGATTTGATACTATTAGACGTAGCTAAAATTAATAGACTGACAATCGCAGAAGCAAAAAGAGCAAAAGCAAAAAGACTCAGTTCAGCTGAATATGAGAGACGTAAAATGGCCGGCGAAAAGGTCAAACAAGCTGAGTGTGAGGTTGATTGGAAAAAGATAACAAAGGAAGAACTAATCTTCCGTGTTATGACATTTGATCATATTCCAGAAGAACCAGGACGTAAGAAAAATCCTAAAACTATAGCAGACACTAAGACTAAACTTAACTTTCCACCATTTCATCATTACAAATTTAATGACGAAGGTGATCTTATTTTAGTTGGTAAAAGTCATTGGGTCGGTGGCATGGACAACGGACACTTTGACAAGACACACGGCAAAGCAACAAACACACTTGCTACTATGTGGTTGAAGTTAGTTGATAGATATGCTACACGTGGCAATGTACGTGGTTACACTTATAACGATGAAATAAAGGGACAAGCAATACTTCAGTTAGCACAGATTGGACTACAATTTGACGAGTCAAAATCAAACAATCCTTTTGCTTACTACACGGCGGCTGTAACTAACAGTTTTGTACGTGTTATTAACATTGAAAAACGTAATCAAAACATTAGAGACGACATTTTAGAGATGAACGATCTTAATCCTTCTTATACAAGACAAGCACAAGGCGAATGGGAAGCAAGTGTAAAACGTAACGAACAAGCACCGATTACAATCTTTAAAGATAAAAAACCGGTTGACAACGCTTAATTGTTCCGCTATAATACTAACATAGAAGCCTAATGGAGGACTGACTTTGTTTAAGAAAGCCGCTGTCTTTACTGATATCCATTTTGGTCTAAAAAGTAATTCACGTATTCATAACGATGATTGTGAAGAATTTATAGACTGGTATATCGAAGAAGCAAAGAAGAATAACTGTGAAACAGGTATATTCTGTGGTGATTGGCACCACAATAGAAATAGCCTTAACCTTACAACTATGGACGCAACTATACGGTCTATGGAAAAACTAGGTAATGCATTTGAAAAGTTTTACTTTTTTGACGGTAACCACGATTTATATTATAAAGACAAAAGAGATGTAAATTCAACAGCATTTGCAAAACATATTCCTGGTATCACATTTGTTGACGAAATGATGGTTGAAGATGATGTTGCACTTGTTCCTTGGCTAGTAGGCGACGAATGGAAGAAAATACAAAAGTGTAAAGCAAAGTATATGTTCGGTCACTTTGAACTTCCTAGTTTTTATATGAATGCAATGGTTAAGATGCCCGATCATGGTGGCGATCTTAACAAGCAACATTTTGCAAATCAAGACTATGTGTTTAGTGGACACTTTCACAAAAGACAAACGCAAGGAAAAATACATTATATTGGTAATGCATTTCCGCACAACTATGCAGACGCATGGGACGACGAACGTGGTATGATGATACTCGATCGTGAAAATGATTTAGAACCAGAATATATCAATTGGAAAGATTGTCCAAAATATCGAACTGTAAAACTTTCAAAATTAATCGATGAACAAAGCACACTTATCAAAAGCAGAATGTATCTGCGTGTAGAACTTGATATTGACATTAGTTATGAAGAAGCAAGTTTTATCAAAGAAACATTTATAAGAGATTATAAATGTAGAGAAATTACACTTATTCCTCAATCTCAAATTGAAGAAATAACGACAGACTTAGACATTAGCACATTTGTTAGTGTTGATCAAATTGTTGCAAGTGAGATAGCAGAGCTAGATACAGAATCATTTGATAAAGTAAAACTTTTAGAAATTTATAACGGATTAGCACATGATTAAAATTAAGGACCTTACAGTAAGGAACTTTATGAGTGTTGGAAATCAGACACAGGCTGTAGATTTCGATAAACAACAACTTACATTAGTACTAGGCGAAAACTTAGACCAAGGCGGAGACGATAGCGGATCACGTAACGGCACAGGTAAGACTACAATTATTAATGCACTAAGTTATGCACTCTATGGAACAGCACTAACTAATATTAGAAAAAACAATTTAATTAACAAAACTAATTCTAAAGGTATGTTAGTCAGACTTTCTTTTGAGAAAGACAATCTACAATATCGCATTGA